GTTGAAATAGCCGTCCTTATGGCATTGAAAACTGTTGTGACAACTGTAACGATCGCATTCAGCGACGTTGTAAACAGGTTTTTCCAAAATAGAAATTCATTCGTGAAGAATGTCCGGATGCCCGTTACCACAAACGTGATTGCTGTGCTTATCGCGTTGAAAACCGTTGTAAAAACAAGCCGGATAGCGGCCAGCGAAGTCTTAAAGAGATTCGACCAGAACGATAGTTCCGCGGTAAAGAATGACCGAACCCCGTTTATCACGGCGAAAATTACCGTTTTTATTGCGTTGAAAACCGTCGTGAAAATCGTAAGATAGATATTCAGTTCCGCTTGGAAAAATCCCGCAAAGAAATTTATGAAAGCGGAAATCCCCGCTTTTATCGCATCAATTACGCCGAGAATTATATTTTTTGCAGTGGTGAAAATTACCTGGATTTCACCCCATACGTTTTTTATAATATTGCGCCCTGTCTCCGTTTGCGTAAAGAAATATACCAGCGCAGCCGTTACCGCTGCAATCGCAATGACAATTAACCCGAGCGGGTTCGAAGACGCCGCAACGTCAAACTCTTCTTGTGCAACTGTCGCAATTCCCATAGCTTTGCTAAACCCTTGAAGCGTTTCCGCTACGACAGTAGCGATTTTCATAGCCCCAAGCGCAGATACTACTACCATGATCGCAACACCAAGCGCTTTGAAGACATCCTTGTGATTCATTACATAGGTGACAATATTCGCCAAAACTTTCCCAATGGAAGAAATCATGGAGATCAGCTTATTGACTGCCTGCGTCATATTCCCGCCGCCAAACGCTTCTATAACCTGTTCCCCTGCGCCTATCGCAGCTTCTTTGACGCGGTCCATATTCTGGGCAATCGTCAGATTGTTACCGGCCATTTTCTTGAAGCTATCAGAGTTCCCAACGTCACGGATAGCCGTGTTAAGATCGCGCGCTGAAATCTGGCTTTTGGACATAGCTTTTTGCAGGTCGTCAAACGTTGTGTATCCGCCGAGTTTCATGAGTTCATCTTCTATTGGTTTGACGGCGCCGGGCATTTGCTTAAATAGTGTAGACAAAACCTTAGATGAAACAGTGCCTTTGGCCTCTGTCGTCATGAGCGCTTTAACAACGGCATTGAAGCTCTCTTCAGTCCCCCCGGTTGCCTGATTTAGTGTTGCCAGGCCGGTTGTAACGCCCGTAAAGTCATTTATTTGCGCACTGGCAAATTTACGTGCGGCATCTGTTATGCTTCCGAAGCCGTAAACGCTTGTTTTTTGATAGTCTTCAAGCTCGCTTTTCGCCTCTTCAATCGCGCCGGCCGAAAACCCTTCGGCAGACAATGACTTTTTAAATATTTCGACGTTGTCAGCTTCCGCGACCATGTCCCCGCCCAGTTCCATGACTTTTGAGCCGATCATCATCAGGCCGCCCGCAACCGCGCCGCCTATCATGCCGCCGCCGAAGCCGCCCATCATGCCCTTGGCTTTGCCTTCTGTAACTTCCGCTTGAGTCCCAACGCCGGAAATCTCGTTTTTCAGTTCCATGGCCTTAATTTCGGCGTTGCCTATATCCATCTGGAGATTCTTATAGGCGGGACTATCTACATTCTGGTCTGCAAGTTCGGATTGCTTGAGTTTTAACGCTTCTATCTTCTGGTCGGTAAGCTGCGCATTCGTGCCGAGCAGTTCCATCCTGTTCGCGGCAAGTTCGGTATTTGTCGGGTCAAGTTTTAGCTTTCGATCGACAATATCAAGCTGCGCAGCGGTATCTTCGATTTTCTTATTCAGGTTTGTGACGCTGTTTGCATTCCCTAATTCTGAAAGCTGGCTTTTCGTCTCGGAAATCTTGGAATCAACGCCCTGCATCTGGACTTCAACATCTTTAATGGATAGTTCCAGCTTGTTCCATTCATCGGTACCTATTTTGCCTTCGCCAAGTTGGTCTTGTTCAGCCTTCAATGCTTGGATTTTATCCGCGCCAAGCTGCGCCTGCTGCTGGAGATTTTCGAGTCTCTTATTCAGCAGGTCGGTATTTTCAGGATCAAATTTCAGTTGTTTGTTGGTATTGGTTAAATCTTTCCGAAGCTGGGTAAGGGCAGCGTTAATGCCTTTAATTCCAGAATCAAATTCAACCGTATCAGCGCCAAATTTTACATGAATTGATTCTATTTCAGCCGCCATGGCCTTAACCCCCTTTCTTCAACGTTATTTCTATGTTTTCCCAGTTTCGGGAAATCTACCGGCGCCTATACGCCTATTTTAGCGGGTCGGTGATAGTCTGATATCCCTTTAGTCAACTACTATTGACATGATTTCTTCGGTTGTCAGCCGGTGCGGTTTTCGGTCTTCCTCACTCTCACTCACAGCACCAAGCAGATTGACCATATACATAAAATGCTGCTGCTCAGCCCATTTGAGATCAATATGTAAAAGCACCAGCGCCCGGTAAAATTCGTATGAGGTTAGTTTTTTTTAACGGCTCTTTTTACGTTCTTTACCGGCGCGTTTTTCTCGTTTGCCGTGATTTCCTGAAACACCTCGATGAAAAACGTCAAATTTACGAGGCCCATCATCCACATGGAATTTTCAGCATTGAACCTGGTCTCATCGTTTTGTATGAAAATCCCGTTTTCGATTTCCGCATACAAGCACGGGATGAAATCGAGCAGGAACCCGTTGATAACCGGGTCGGCGAGGATTGGCATTAACGCGAGTTGATCGTCAAGTGTCATTTCTTCTGGGTTTATATCATTTGCATTTTCGAGATTAAGGGATTTAAGCGCTTCTCCGAAACGTTTAAACGCCGCTTGATAATCTTCAAAGAATATCCGGCCTGTCTTCTGCTCATAGAGCCGCAAGGCGGGAAGCGTGAAAACGAACCGTATAAGCGATTCCCTTTCTACTTCCTCGCCGTTTTCTATGTCAAAATAGGATACAGTCTGCTTTATCATTTCTCACCTCAGGCCGTCGGGACCTTCGGGGGGATCGGTGTATCAGGCATGATGATCTGTTTATATGCAAGATCAAACAGGCCGGCGTTGTCTTCTGTTTTCCGGATCATATGAACCGTCACGGCAATCCCATCTTCATCCAGTACAAGCGTGTTCGGGGACGCTGTAAGATCCATGGAATATTCTTTTGGCGTCGGCTTGTCTTCGTCGGTCTTGCTTTCACCGGTCGGAAAACTTGACGAAACGTTGTAATAGATGGAAAGCTGCTCAAATTCTACGCCGAACTCATCTGTGACCGTCTCGATATACTGCCATATGAAATTGGCCATCGGGCCGGTATCCAAAAGACCGCCCGTAGCAGCTTCTTTGTATCCCAGATGGTTCTTGAGGAAATCGCGCGTAATCTGATAGGCTGTGAGCGTTCCCGTCACCACCTTATTCCCGCGCAGCGTGACATGCGTCACGTTGTCCGCGTAGAATGCCGTTGAGTCCTGCTTGATATCAAATTTCACATCCGTAAGGCCTGTGAAGACCTTCGGCGTTACTGTTGAATCGAGCTTTCCGTCAAGCCCCTTTGCGATCGGCGCAAAAGCCCCCCAGGATACGCCATGCGTTACTTCTCTTGTTTCGTATTCTCTTAATTGTTCAGTCATTTTCATTCCCCTTTCTACTTGGTAGATTCAATTTTTATGCTTTTCAGCTTGTTCAAATACTGTTCTTTGTAACGGTTGTATACAGGCCGGATATGCTCTTGCGGCGGGACGCTTGACCCGTCCCGCGCACGGTGTCCGAATTCCAGCCATAGCGCCAGCCTTTTCGGTGTTGCCGTATTGTGTACGGCGCTTGTATGGTCGTCAATCATATCCCACGTCCACCCAGCCGCATATTTGCCATATTCACGCGGAGACCTGTCCCTGATTTCTTCCGTGCATTTTTCAGATACATCTTTCAGCGCTTCCAGAACTTGTTCCGATATGTCGATATTCAGCGGTTTCATCGTTACGCTTCCGCTCATTACCAATCACCGCCTGTCAGTATTTCAAACCGGAAGTATGTCCCGAAATAATCTGTATCCGGTTGCTTCGCGTTAAAGATGATCGCCTCAGTCCCAAAATTATCCGCCATTAAATCATCAATATTGTCCAGTTTCTTCTTGTGGTAATGGACAACCTCCACCATCACCTTCCGCATATGGATTTTATCGTCAGCCCTTATGCTCGAATTTGGCATGAACCTGTAATACACAATATAATTGTCAGGGCTTGATCCCGGCTCGCGTTCAAGGTACGTAGCCTTTGCGCCCAGCGGATTGCTATTAAGGACTTTTTGCACGTCTTCGCGCATGAAATATTTTTTAGCCATCACACTAACCCGCCCAATTCAATAATGGTATAATGCTCATTCTTCTGCGGCTGCACGAAATTGATCTTGTATTTATCGCCTTGATACTGGACGTAATTAAGCCCCGTTTGCGGAATAAGCTCTGAACGAACTTTGAATCTTGCCGTTACAATCAATCCGTCAGCCATAGCCTTTTCAAGCCGTCTTTGATAGACCTGCTCTTGATCCGCCTTGACTTTTAGAAGTGTTTCGGAATTCTCGAAAACGCCCGGAGCAGTCTCGGTGCGTTCCGTATATGCCAAGAAGATAGCCGCTTTACGTTCCATATTGCACCTTTAGCATATACAGCAGATTATCCAGTTCGTCGGCAATCCATGACCCCGTTGTGACTGTAAATTTATTGTCGCTCATGGTTGTCATGTCAAACCGCTGTAGCACCCATAAGAACAGCCATTGAAGGACTACAGCCCGGTCTGGTTCCGTAAGTCCCGCGAAATCGTCAAACGTCGTACTATCATCAACGGCGGCGACAGGTATCCCGTTATTCAGGAGATACGATATGCCGCCATTGATAAGCAGTAAAAGCTGATCGTCGTAGATAGGCTCTGTGACATCTACTTCCAGCAGCGTTTTTACTTTTTCCAGTAGCGCGCCCATTTTCACCAGTTCGTAACATCGTTTTTCTCGGAGCCGTCTGCTGTCTCTTGCGTCAGCGTGATAAATCCATCGCCAAGATTTTCAATGATTTCCTTTGCGCGTTTTTTAGAGAAATCATGTTCGGCTCCGATGTGGTATGTTTCACCTGTCCGCTTGTCCCGGAACGGTTTCAGTATCTTATACATATCCTTACCCCTCTTCAATTTCCGAAATCGTGAGTTTTGCAGCAGACAGCGGGGACATCAGCGCACCGCCGGTATAAAGCTCCGCAAGATACTGGTGCTGATTGTCCATAAGCAGGAAGTTTTCATAGTTGCTCATGGTGTCATCGCCAATCACGATATAAGACTGTCCGACATACGCAACCGCTTTTATATCGCCTTCCGCCAGTTCTTTCGGAGCAGGGAACCATTGCGGCGTAAATATTTCCTTCACGCCCAACGCAGCAGCAAGATCAACCCCAATGGGGATCATGAATTCTCCGGAGCCGGTCGCCTTCTGCGTCCGAAGCTCTGCAAGCGCAAGTTTTGAAGTTACAAGATACACATCACCTTGGGCCCGGATATTCGCAAGCATTGTTACGAGATCAGTATAAAAACTGCCGGATCCGGGAACTTCCGTCATATAGGTTGCATCTGCGTCTACCATGGCTTCATAACTCGTGATTTTCCCGTCTGCACCTGTTGCGCGGCCATCACCCAGAACTGACGCCCGCTCGATTTCCCATAATATACGCTGCGGAAGCTCTGTAAGCACATAGTTGATAACCGCTCCAGTAGACTGCGTTTCCCGCAGGACTTTTGCTGGAATCTCAATATACTTGTAAATGAAATCACAGCGGATTTCTTTCAGGTCAAGATCAATAACCTGCTCGGTTTTTGATTTGCCTATTTTATGCTGGGATGCGCGCCCGGTTTCGTCTGTGACGGTATTCAGCGCGTTTGAAAATACCGTAAATCCGTACGCCTTGCGAAGGGTCGCGAAAATCGTACCTGCTGCTTCAAATGTATCCTGAATTGCGGATACAACCGGAACCGGGAACATTACCTCGGGATTTGTGATTCCCTTCTCGCGCAGCTTCAATTCCCATGCCTTTTTTACGTCTTCCTTTTTGCGGCCTGCATTGTCAATCAGCACCTGCGCAAAATCTTCCAATGCCTGCTTTGATTTGAGATAGTCCGTTTTGTTTGCACCCGCCGCACTTTTTTCTTTTTGCATGCGCTCTTCTTCCTTTCTGGCGATTTCATCAAGCGCCTTTTCCTCGGTTTTTATTTCTTCGTTCAATCGGTTGATCTCTTCTGTGTCTGCAGCAATGCATTTCGTCATTTCCGAAACTTCGCCGGCGACTTTCTTGAGATCGTCCCCCTCTGCCTTAGACGCTTTCGCCTTCAAGGCCTCAAGCTCTGCAGCTTTCGTCTTTACCGCTTCCTGTTTGCTTTTCACAAGCTCTCTTTTGTCGTTCAGGTTCATAATTAACCCCTTTCACTGTTTACTTTATCAATAGCTTTTATAATTTCCGCGCGCTTCGCTTTTACGTCGTCCGCTTCGGTGATTACTTCCTTTACCGCCTTTTTCAGCAGTTCGAAAAACTTCCCGTCTGTATCATCCTCCAGCAGTTTTACCGCTGTAATGACTGCCTGATCGTTTGCCGGGACGGTAACAATAGACCCCTCATAGACCGTCGCCTTTTTGATTTTCCAGCCTCCAAAAGGACGCTGGACGTCTACGGGCTCATAAGAATCTACTGAGAACCCGACGGACATACTGTCCAGCGCGCCCATTTTCATCAGTTCGTAGATATTTTTCGCCTTTTCGTCTGTCATATTAAGCGACCCTTTGACGTATAGGCCGCGCCCGTCTTCTGATAGGTCGAGTTTCCCTATCACGCTGTTCCGGTCGTGGTTGTAGCAGAGCGGAGCGGTACTCTTGCTTTTTACACTGTCGGAAAACGCACCTGTCTCAAATACATCCCCGTCCCGGTCGGTATTGCCGTAAGTGCTTAGATATCCCTCGAAATTTACCCCGCTTCCGTCATCTATCGCCTTGATTTCATAGTTTTTCATCTTCATTTGACATCACCCCTTTAATTATTATTTCCAGGATTGTTTTCCATAACGGTCGGATCCATTGCCCCGACGTTTGTTGCATTTAGATTGCTTTGGAATGCGTCGCCGCCGTAATACGGCGGGAATCCCATAAGCTCGCGGATTTCATTGCTATTCAGGACTGCGCTATATTTCGACTTAAACGCAAAGTCAGTCATATCCTTGATCGTCACCATATCGAAAATATCAAAATGCGTTATCAGCTTATGGCCTTGTGTTCTGGCTGTCTGGCTGAAATACTTCCGGTTAATCTCTTCGGTTATCATCCGCATATAAGGCTTGAGTACAGTACTGTAATACGCCCTGAATTCGTCTTCTGTGTATTCGCATGTAAACAGTTTCGGGGAAATGCCATAAGCGTCATGTAAGACGCTTTTCAGGAATTCCATTTGATCTTGCGATGCTGTTCCGTATTCGCCGGTTAATTCCTGGAATTCTTCACCTTGCTGCAAATACCCAATTCCGCTTCCGGCGGCGGCGGCCATGATATTGTTTACGCGTAATTCGGCTTCTTTGCGGAGTTTCTCATCTATCGCTTTGGTCGGGATTTTGAGGAATCCTTTCAAGCGGTTATTTCCCTCGGCAAGTTTATAGGACAATGCCCGAAGGCTTGCGTCTATCAGGCCGGTTATCATGCCGAGTTCAATATTTACGTTTTGGCGCGGATTCTCAAAAATCCACACGCTATTAATATCAACCGTTTTGGCCGTACCGTTTATCTCAATCGTGATTTGGTGGTTATCGAAGCTATATACCCCGTCCGCAAGCGTTATGCCTGAGATATTCCCGCCGGTGTATGTCGGAACGACAACCGCGATCTGGTCAAGCAGGATTTTCCGCATGACCTCCGACCAGAAGACAAACGGGACTTTATAATCATTCGGCGAAATCGTCAATACCGTTGCGAGCGGGTCCGTCTCGAAAATCTGCATATCATCCGGCGCGCCGTCTATCCGGGTAATCCTGACATGCCTAAACCTCAGCATTGCAACGTCATTGGAAATCTTATTGATTATGTTTTGGACATAGATACTGTTTTCTTGCCAGTAGTTTTGATACCGCGTGAACGGCTGAATCGTGCGGGTATTGAAATACCGCACCCTGACGGAACCCGGTAAAATACGGTTGATTAAATTGCTGAAGATATTCGGCAATGGCACCCCTTACCAACTCGCAAGAGCACCCCCGCCATTGGGTTGCGCCCCTGTTCTTTTTTACCATATCAGGAAATTTCGGTTACTTCTACACAAAAAAGTATCCAATTTCATTTGTTGGATTTTCGTCAATCGAAGTAAAATTGGAGTTCCTCTTTGTTATTTTCGTATGTGATAAACGCATCAAGCTGGGCAGCGAATCCGTCTATTTTCGCTTTGGCCTGCTGCCTGTTCGGGAATACATTGTTATTTGCGTCGGTCTTGACATTGACGTTGCCGTGCATCCAGCCGGTTAGTTCATCGTTAAATATAATATTCCCGCCCTTCATTTTCGTTTTGTAGAGTTTCAGCCCGTTTGATAATCCTTTGACGGTTTGCATGACTTCATATCCAATTTCAGTTCCATAACGCTCCTCCCATAGTTTGATAAATTCCCTCGCGCCCCAGCGGTCATAACCGATCCGGACGGGAAATATCTTATGCTCATCCATGAACATAATAAGATCATCAAAGATAAATTCCCGGTCGTTGTATTCTCTGTCATGGAACGTTAAAAGGCCTTTTGATTCCCACTCGATATATTTATCCTTTTGGTCTTTCGGAAGTAATTCGACCTTAGAGCGCGGGACGTATTTCCTTGTCATGAAATACCTTCGATCCCTATCAACTACCATAAAGGATATAGCGCAAATATCATTTACGTCTGATAGGTCAGCGCCAACCACACAGCGCGCCCGCTTTTCGTCCGTCCCTTCGAAGATTTCCGGATTCCATTCTTTTTTGTTTCCGCTGCATTCCTCGTTTGTGAAATATGCGAGGTAACTATTGACCGGCAAATTAAAAGTCTTTGACTTGAGTTCTGCTTGATCGACTGGATTATCCTTTGACATCTCGATGTCATTGGCGATTGTTTCCGGCTCTGTGGTAATCCCCAGCAGCGGGATTGCCTTCATCCACATTTCAGGCTTATATATTTCTTCAACATCATCAAGCTTGTAAATAAATGGCATGATGGAATCATTGGCGATTTCGCCATTTAACACGCTAAGCCAGATTTTATAATACCGATCAAAAACCTTTTCGCGCTTCGTGCCATTCGTGCTGATATACCATGTCTGCCAGTTCTTTCGCTTCTTCGATGATCCGTCATTAACAACCTTTATCGGATCCTCATCATAGGCGTGGACTTCATCGAAAATATTAAAATGTGAGTTTGTACCGTCGAGCGTGTCATAGTCTAAAGTCTTGATGCAGACAAGGCTGTTTGTATCGTGATACATCAATCCGGCTTTGGTACTGGTCAGTTTTTCGGATTTATTCAAAAGATTTAACAGCGACCCTTCACGATGAACCATCGCGCGCGAGGCGTTGAACAAATACCCAGCCTGCTCGCGAGTCTTCGCCAAGCATTGGACGTCTGCGCCATATTCGCCGTCTATAATCTGCGCCATCAATGCAATTGCAGCCGCAAGCGTTGTTTTCCCGGATGCGCGGGAAACGATGATAGGTATCTCGTGAATTAGCCTCCGTTCTTCAGTCGCCTTATACGGCTCCATTGTATCCGGGTTTGTTTTCGTTACTTCGGCATTTTTATAAAATCCAAAGGCTGTCTCAAGCCATACTTTTTGCGGAAGCGCAAGCGTAAGAGGTGAGTTTAATCCTTTGGTATTGCTGCATTCTTCTTCAATGAATTTTATCCGATTATCAACTTTTTCTTGCTTGAATATATATTGCTTTTGGTATCGCTCAATCCGCTTGATTGCAAGTTTCATCTCATGGCAAACGGGGATTTCCTTCGCGTCTATCAAGGCTTTATATTGGTCAAAATATTTCATGTCAGGCCTTTCAGCTTCTCTTCGATCAGCGCGGCGAGTTCGTCGGTTTCAGGCGCAAAGGTTTTTATTGCTTTCAACATGACTACGTTTGCCCGTTGATATTTTTCTACCGCATCGAGCAAGTATTTTTCCGGTTGCTTATGGTCTTCAATCTGCTCCCGGATAAGCTGGCCGAGGAACTGCAAAATCTCGGCGTTCAGATTGTAATTATCTTTCAGGTCTGCAACTTTATTCGCGTCATGCGGCCTTATAGGCAAACAGTCAATGGTCTTTCCGGACTTGGCAATCTTTTTATATTCCTGCCCACTTTTCGGGCGCTTTTCTTGTCCTGCGCGGGCGTGTGCCTGCTCGGCGATAAGTTCATACATGGTTGGCGAGACATTCCGGCGGGTTTCTTCGACTATCCCGAGCTTATGCCGGATTTTCAGAAGGGTTTGCCTAGATATTCCAAGTCTTTCGGTTACTTCTCGCGTTTTCATTATATTTCCACCAGTTGACAATATTTGTTAAATCTTCGGGGAGGTTTTTGCAGAGGGCTTGGACCGCTTCATTTCGCGCATCAGTATATGCCCCCACCGGGGGGATTGTGTAAAATATTTTTTCAAAATAGGTTCACGTCCCCCCGCCCGTCAATTGAATAATTTATTCTCTTTCCGAACGTCTTGCTGTTATGACAGTCTATGCATAGCAGTTGTAGATTATCCGGGTTCATCGTGATGCTTTCGTCTTTGCAATTATCTTTTGTGATTTCCGTTACGTGGTCTACAATACTGGTTCCGCGTATCAGCTTCCCGCATACCCTGCACCGCATACGGTCGCGATTTCTTATAAGGTTCCTTAATTCTATCCATCGGGCAGAGTGGTAAAACTTGTCTTGCCATTTTTTAAATTCCGTATCCGTCATAAAAATAATCCACCCTGTAAAATCTCATTATTGAAAAGCGAACGCGCGGGCAACCGCATACCCCAAACGATCACCCGCGCGCACCCATGAAGGAAAATAGAAAAATGCAATGTGTACCCTGTCATTTTTTTAGCGTACCCCATATGGGCGGTTACTTCTACACAAAAAAGTATCCATTTATTTTCCATGGTTGCCGCCGAAAGTTCCGCTGGCCTCTGCATACTTTTCCAATATCCTGCGGCGTTTCTTGTATATTACCTTGTCGGCGTAATGCCTCCGTTCGCCGATCTCTACCCATGACAACGAATCTATCCAGCGCATCCGGAATACTTCCCGCAATTCCATATCAAGCGACGCCTCAAGGGCTTCAACGGTGATCTGGAATAGATACAGGTTTTTCAGCGTTATATCCGAATCCTCGGAAAGTCCCGTATCTCCTTCAATTTCAATCTTTCGCACAGCTATGGAATGCGGTATGGATTTATAGTCATCAAGGCGCTCATCGAGATAATTTAATTCGTTCCGGCTTAGCATCATTCATTCACATCCATTTTTTCAAATTGTTAAAACGGGCAATCCTCCACAATCTCCAATTGTTCGGGCGCTATTTCATCGAACCGGAACCGGCCACCGTCGAACCTGAGATATGCCTGTCCGGTCTTGCCATTCCGGTTTTTTTGGATAAGCGCCATAATAAGCCGCCCGCCGCTCTGCCGTATTTCGCGGAATATTTGCCTGGACGGAATCGCTGTCCGCCCACTTTTTTCAAGTCCATCAAGTTTTACACTGCTATCCACATCCGACAGCAGCAGTACCACGTCGGAATCTTCTTCGATGCTCGCGGATTCTTTGATGTCCGCCAGCGTTGGTGACAATTTTTCATCCGTGCGCCTTGACAGTTGCGCGAGAATGATGATCGGGATGCCATGCGTAAGCGCGGTCTGTTTCAGTTCCCGCGTGATATTCAGCATTTTCACGCGCTCGTTCTCTCCGGACGATTTGACAAGGTTCACCGTGTCGATAATGACGGCTTCTGGCGTACGCTGCCTGATAAGTTTCTCGATTTCCTGAATGTTATGGCAAGAACTCGTGAAATACAAATGGGTTTTCCCGTAATGTGAAAGCGCGTCATTTAGTGCAGGCTGTTCAGCATCTGCGACACGATGAAGCAGAATATCGCGAGCCGGGATTCCGGTTTCACCCGCAATATACCGGGAAATCTGTTCCTCCGGCAGCATTTCAAGGCTGATGTAAAGCGTCCTATGCGTATCGGAAATTCCTTTCGCGAGCTGTAAGGCGAATGCGCTTTTCCCTGCGCCTGTGCGCCCGGCGACCGTGAAAAGGTTCCCGGGCAAAAGGCCGCCGGCTATGGTGTTAATCCATGTGAAAGGCGTTTGAATCGGTTCCAGTGCCTTCCCAAGACTTACAGCAAATGACGCCGCGAGTTCATCCGGTTCCTGAATATCCGTATGATTATCCCGCGAAATGGAAATAGCCGAATCCATAAATGACGCAAGCAGATCTTCGGATTTGGCGATATCATAGAGCGCAGCGTTTTCCGCTTTTCGCGCGGTTTCAATAATCCGGCGGCGGATGGTAGCATCATGGACAATTTTGTAATAAGCCAATGCGTTTGATGGCGATACAACCGTATCGCACAAATCAATAAGGTATTCTAACCCGCCTATCCGGTCAACCTCTCCGGACTTTCCGAGTTCCGCGCTTACTGTTGCTAAATCTACCGACGTTCCTGCATTGTAAAGGCTGGTGATAGCCCGGAATATTACGCGGTTTTGCAGATTGAAGAAATCATCCGGCGCGGCAACGCTCATGATGTCTCGCAATGCATCATCGCTCATTAGCACCGCGCCAATAACCTGGTTTTCTGCGTCAATGTTATTCGTCATATTTGGCATCGTCGAACTCGCTTTCAATTTCTGATGAATCCTGCGCATCCGGAAGATCAATAATCCCATTTTGGCTTGCGCTTACGGTTTTCACGCAGTCAAGTGCCGCGTAATATCTACGGGTGAGCTGCTCGTCTTCGATTTGGCAAGCCAACTTGTAAATCTGGCTTGCGCTTGGCGGGAATTCACTGCCTGATTCACGCACGTATCTTTTCAGGGCGGAATTTACGAGCTTATAGGGTTTATCCTCGAAATTGTCCTGCCATGCACGCACGATAATTTCTAAATCTGCATCTGGGGTTTTCGCGTACGCGGTCGGCCATAATGCCCGGATGTAGGTGATTAATACTGCCGTTTCCTGTATTGTCATGTCAATCCCATTCCGCTCAGTCCAGTGAGCTTTTTCAACTGTGGTGAAATTGTGTCTTGTGGTTCCGCAAAGCCGCCAGGGGAAGCGCGCGTAGAAATCCTATCCCAGCAGATACCCATCCATCCGTTTGCCATTGACTGCTGGATGACGTCACAGACTGCCGCGCCTCCGGACTCCTTGACATGCTTCTCGATCTGCTTCAGCTGCGACCTGAATCCGGTGGGCGTGTACTTGTCCTTGCGTTCATGCTTGTACTCGAGCCATTCCAGAATGGAATCTTTGACCGGATCGGGAAATGCGTATTCGGAAACAAGCGGGATAAGGCTCGATGTGTCTTGTACCTTCGCTTTTTTGGGCGGTGGGATTGCTGGAATATTTTCCCCTACAGAGTCATTAATAGTTTCGATGGTCTTTATAGATTCTAGGGGTGTAATAGTCTCTCTCTCACTGATAGTTTGTTTATTCTCAAGAGTATATATATTATTATATAAGAGAGTAGAGGAAATGGGCATTTCCGACGCAGAAATAGGCATTTCCGACGCGGAAATAGGCATTTCCGACGCGGAAATAGAGTTATCCATAGGTTTATCCACAGGTGAGTTATCCATAGGTACGGGAATGGAATTTCCAAGGACAGGCTTTTGAGGCGTTCCTTCTGCCCGTTTTGAAAGCATAGGAACAAGCCTCCCAACGAATGAATCAGACCAAATTATCCCATTTTCGAGAAGCTCTTTATCAATCGCTCCGAAGTTTGCGAGGGTTGAAAGGATTGCTTTTAGCTTCAGCTCTTCGCATCCCATTTTCCCGGCATACCATTCCCAGCGGGCGGAATCTTGTAAATCAAGATAAAATTCCGGTTCATTGCCAAGCAGTTCAAGCGTCATGAACCAGACAGCGTACCCATCGTTCCCATATTTGTTGCGCAGTGTTTCAACCGTTGGGCTTGTCAAACAGTTTGTATCATGCGTAAAATAATCAGCGCCCTTTTTCGGTGTCCGTCCTGCCATCACATACCCTCCTTCCCTGTGTATTCCGCAATAAAAAAATCTTCCGGCATATCTGTTTTTTTGAATGCCACGAAATCGCTGTCTCCAACCCCGTTGCTTTGTGCTGTTCCCGGCATTTTGCATTTATCGCACTTGTACAGCGCACGATTGAACCAAAGGCGGAACACACCCAGATCTCCTATGAACCATTGGGTCAGTCTTCCCGTATCGTCATCGCCGAACCCGTAAAATGTATAGTCGCCCCAACCTTTTACTACTTTCGACAATTCAGAATCGCCTCCGTTTTTCGTCTTGCTTCGTATCGTGAATTCGTTTCCGTATCTTTCGCGGTATTCATCGTTCCGAACACGGCATGATATACGCGCATCACCAAACCGTAATACGATCAAATCCGTATTGTGCATTTGGTCTTCCCGCGCCTCCGGCGGCTCGACAAGAAGCATATGGGCGAATAGGTTCACGCTTAATATCTGCCTGATTTCAGGCAAGAATCTGTCAGACCAGTTTTTTCCGTCTTTCCAGTCATTCATGATTCATTCCCCCATGCGTCAAAGCCGTCTATTTTCCGGCGATTGAACATATCAAGCCGCCTGCCAGCGGTAACACGGCGCAGCGTGTCGTAGAATTCCTCTGGCTTTTCGCTGTGTGCCGTACGGTTCGCTGAAAAGCAGGTATTAAATGCTTTCGTGTCAATGAAGACCGGCGCGCCGTAATGCGCGTACAGGCAGAATTCGCAGTTATATTGCGGAAGTCCAAACGGCTGAAATCCGCCGTTTTTATGCCATACGAACGTACAGATATATTTCATGCCCCAGCGGTCAAGCAGCCGCATTGCCATACGGATAAATTTATGCGTCGTCCACAGGAACACATGGCAGTTATCAGCGGCGGGGATCGCAAGTTCTGATAATTCGCTTTCATCCATCGTCGGATAGTCAAATAGCATTTGGTTTGGCGCAACTTCGCGCTCAATTTTCTGCATTGGCCATGGCGGGTCAATCACGATCACGTCATACTTGCCTTCGGCGGCTTTGGCTTCCTGTGCCGAAACGTCTTCAAGGTTCTGGATTATTTCCGCGCGCTTTGTTTCGCGTTCCTGTTCCTTGACAATTTGCAGAACAAGGCTTTCCGTCACGATGTCCCCGTTTTTCTTTGCGATAGCTTTTGCTTTTTCCATAGCTTCCGGGTGCGTGGCGATTGATTCATAGCGGGAGGCTTGCTGTTTTGATATGTCCAGTTCGTCAAGTACATGGGCTTTAGAAAGTCCAGTTCGCGGACTTTCTACCGTGTATCTATTCCCG